GTATGAAGTCTACATAGCTCACCCTCTTGATGAGGACGACGATGATAGAATGAATAGTGCAGAAGAAATTATATCAGGTGATGGACACTTATTTATAATTAAAGGACAGGCGAAGATATGAGCAGTGATGAGAATAAAACCTATAAAGTAGCAGGTATAAACAAAGGTAAAGGTAAAGGCGTTACAGTTCTAGATGGACGTAAGAGAGTATTAGAGGAAGCTGAACAATCAGCTAAACTACTTACTGGAAAGTATGCGCTAGAGAATAGTGTAGGCATTACAAACTTTGTCGCCTTCAATACACATGCACTCACGATGCTACCACCATACAGCATTGACATGGAAGCAGAATGGAATTACGTTGTAGAACAAGAGGGACAAGAAGATACCCCCTCAGTGGAAATTAATAGACAAGCAGAAGGAAGCATATAATGACACTACCACTTAACATGGTTACTAATGTATTATCAGAGAACCAAAACAAGTTTATCACAGTTAAGTTCTTAACTAAGGATAACGAGGAGCGTACCTATACAGGTCGCATGAATGTAATAAAAGGTCTTAAGGGCAACGAGAAGGGTCGTATAGCGGCTGAAGCACTACGCAAGGCAGGGTACATCACACTTAAGACTAAGCAGGGCTACAAGTGCTTTAATGTGGATCGTGTGCTAGGTTTTGTAGCAGGTGGTCGTCGTATATTTGGTTTAGGGACTGAGGTATAACATGGTAGTTAGAGTATATGATTTTGATAGCAGAGAAGATGAGTGGCCTAAAGAAATGTTTTGTTTAAAAGATACACCTCATTATACAGAAGTATATGTAAATGCAACAGACAGAAGTGGTTATAAACACTATGCAGTCTTAGGAGATGAGCATTATAAGCATGTTGTATTAAGCGGTAATGTAATACATAGGTTAGTTAGGGCTACTATGGAGTCTGTAGATAAAGAAACTAAAATGAATATGATTAGACACCTTGAGAATCTACTAGAAGAAAGAAAGGGAGAGGTATAATGCCTATACCCCCTTCGATGGAAATGGAGCTTATGGAGCTAGGCATACTCAAGAGTGATACAGAAGAACTTGAGAGTGTAGCTGAACAAACAGGCTTCTATGCACTAAGAGCCGAGACTATAGCTTGGCATAACACACTAATAATAGATGGAGAGGTAATGTTCTAATGGGAAAGATAAAACTACATGGTGACTTCATACTTACAAGTGACCTAATGAAAAGACTTAATGATATTATATACGCTAAAGAACCTGTAAAGGAAGCTATAGAGCTTAAGAGAGATATTATAGTAGAAGACATAGAAAGAAGCCATAGATGAGTTTAAGACCAATATTTTATTGCCCTGATTGTTTAAAAGACGGCTTTAAGAATAAACTTAAAGTAACGCATACAGAAGAATACTTTAAGTTAGGATACCCAAGTATAAGAAGACGCAAGAAGTGTCTATCTTGTGGATTAATAACTAGAACAATAGAAATGGAGTTACAAGACAATGAGTAAAGATTATAAACCATACTACAGAACAGATAAGATGAAACAAGAAGAATTAAGAACAGCTAAGTATGTAAGTATTTTATTTTTTACTATGGTGTTGTTCTCATTCATAGGATTTGCTTTCGTGTTAGTTAAGTCAATGTTATATATGACAGGTCTATTCTTATGAACAACCAAGAAATATTAGACATGTGTAGAAGGTTAGCAAGTAAATACTACAACCATCAGGACTACGATGATATAGTTTCTGAAGGTGTAGTGTTATGCTTAAAGATGAGGGCAGAAGGTATTACTGACCCACCTAAGTTATACTACAGTGCAAGGACTGCTATGTTCCAGTACGTTAATGTAGGTTTATCTAAACTTAGCTACCCTAAAGGTATGGCAGGTCGTGACGCGGCTGTAAATGACACTACAGTATATGTAGACCCAGATGAGGCACAAATAACAGCTGATGATTTGTTTGGGTCGTATGAGCTAAAAGATTCCATAGAGGTTCTTAAGAAACATCTTACACCTAGAGAGTGGAAGGTATTTTTATCTTTATATAACAATAACAACAACCTAACAGAAACATCAGTAGAAACTGGAATATCTACTAGGGGTCTCTTGGATATAAGAAATCGTATTCGTAATAAAATTGTAACATTTTGTGACTTCGTTATTTGATACAAAAGGGCATTATAGATAAATGCCTACTTAAGTATTAACGTAAGTTTTAACTTAATAATATAATTACTAATAGAAAGAAACGTAAGTATGACTATAGTATATCAAGATATAATACATCAACCTTGTCCTTATGTGTCGTGTGGCTCTAGCAATGCGTTCTCATATAACACCAAAGGATTTGGTAAGTGTCATTCTTGTGGAAGTGGTTATCCCTCAAGACAAGAGATGCACACTTGGGCAAAAGATAAATACCCGACAAAGAAAGAAAGTGACTATATGAACGTAACAGAGTTTACACCTAAGAAAATTGAAGACAGATCAGAAGGCGAACATACCCCCCTCCGAGGGATTTTGCGGAATACTATGGTCGATTATAACGTACTAACGTATGACGATAGACAAGAGTACATATACCCCTCTGGGGGAATTAAGGTACGTAAGCTAGATGAGAAGGCTTTCTATGCTAAAGATGGTTTCAAAGGTGATGAACTATTCGGTATGAACCTATACCCTGCTGGTTGTAGTAAGATGGTTACAATAACAGAAGGTGAACTAGACGCTCTATCAGCTTCACAGATGCTTAAGAGCCAGTATACTAACCCTGTTGTGTCGTTGCCTTCAGCTACACCATCTAAGAAGCTATGGGAGAACTGTAAGGACTGGTTAGGTAGCTTTGAGAAGATCATACTGTCAGTAGATAATGACGAGGCAGGTAATGCTTTAGCTGATCGTATGGCTAGATTGTTTCCTAATAAGATCTATCGTATGCAACATGGTGAATATAAAGATGCCAATGATTTTTTACAGGCAGGTAAGGGTGCAGACTTTAAGAACCTATGGTGGAAACCAGTTAAGCATACACCAGAGAATATATTGAATACTGCTGACCAATTCCTAAAGTTGTATGATGAAACACCAGAACACGTATACTATCCTACAGGTATTGTAGCATTAGATGATAAGATACTAGGACTTATGCAAGGTCATTTCACAGTATTCAAAGCACCTACAGGTATAGGTAAGACTGAGCTTATGAGGTTCATGGAATACAGTATGTTAAAGCAAGGTATACCTATTGCCGCATGGCACTTAGAAGAAACTAAGCTAAGGTCTTTACTTGGTCTTGTGTCATATGAAGTAGGTGACAACCTGACAAGACGTGACCTGATAGAAGAGAAGGAAGCTGATAACCTTGTGAGAGAAGCTATAGGTAACATAACTAAAGATGAGAACTTCTATCAATTCTACTTAGGCGATGGTCAAGGTACAGACGAACTAATAGATCAGATAAGATTCTTTAGTCAGGCATGTGACTGTAAGTTTGTTTTCTTTGAGCCTATACAAGACGTAGTTGTAGGTACATCAGAAGAAAGCAAAGAGGCTATGTTAGCTGACCTGTCTATCAGGCTATCTAAGTTAGCGGCAGAGTTAAACGTAGGGATTGTAACTATTGCTCACACTAATGAGAATGGCGATCCTAAGTATTGTAAGATGATAGGTCAACGTGCATCTGTTATCATAGACCTACACAGAGATAAGGAAGCTGACAATATGGAAGAGCGTAACACGACTTACCTAAAGGTAGAGAAGAACCGACCTTGTTCAGAAGAAGGACAAGCAGGTAAGTTAGCATTTAACTTAGATACATTTATGTTAAGGGAGATATACTAATATGATTGAAGTTAAAATAACAGACTCTCACATAGAAAGAGCAAAAGGTTTAGCTGAAGAATTAGGACAGTTAAGGAACTCTATAACAAAAGGAGAAGGTAATTTATCTGGTTTTATAGGTGAAGTAGTAGTGTCAGATTTTACGGGTAGTTCTCACTCAAATACCTATGACTATGACTTAGTTCTTCCAAGTGGTAAAACTGTAGATGTAAAAACAAAGAGAACTAACTACCCACCAAAAGATTACTACGATTGTAGTGTAGCCGCATTTAACACAAGACAAAATTGTGATTACTATTCATTTGTTAGAGTTAAGAACGATCTTTCTTCGGCTTGGATACTTGGTTTTTACGAGAAGTTACTCTATTTCCAAGATGCAAACTTTCACAAGAAAGGTGAATTTGACCCTGATAACAGGTTCACGTTTAAAGCTGATTGTTACAATATAAAAATATCAAAACTTAAAGGGTGTCCATAATGCAAGTATTCGATATAGAAACAGATGGGTTTAACCCCACAAAGATACACGTACTATCTTACGTAAACGAAGAAGGTCAGATACAATCTACCTTTGACTATGAAGAGATGAGAACATTCTTTCTTAACGCTGACACACTTATAGGTCACAACATAGTTAGGTATGATATACCTGTAGTGGAAAAGATCCTAGACATAAAAGTAGACGCTAGGATTATAGATACATTGCCTATAGCTTGGTACATAAACCACCACCTACAGAAGCATGGACTAGCACAGTATGGTGAGATGTATGGCGTACCTAAACCTAAGATAGATGATTGGCAAAACTTAAGTCCAGAAGAGTATCAGTATAGGTGTGAAGAAGATGTTAGGATAAACGTAAGACTGTGGCGTGACCTACACATGAAGCTAAAGAAGTTATACCCTGACCCTGATGAGCTTACTAGGCTTACTGACTACATGACATTCAAGATGCAATGCGCTCAAGAGCAAGAGACCCTTCAGTGGAAATTGGATGTAGGTAAAGCAGAAGGTTATTTGGCTACATGGGAAAGCCTAAAGGCAGAGAAGACAGAGTTACTTGCTGATGCTATGCCACGTAAGATTGTTACAGCAGTACGTAACAAACCTAAAGTAATGCACAAGAAGGATGGGTCGCTATCATCTAATGGAGAGAAGTGGGTAGCATTGTGTAAAGACCAGAAACAACCACAGTCTACACAATCACTTACAGTTAAGGTAGGTGAAGAGAGAGCTAACCCTAACAGTACAGATCAAGTTAAGGACTGGCTATTCTCGTTAGGTTTGCAACCCCGTACCTATAAGTTCTTACGTGATAAGGTTACAGGCGACACTAGAAAGCTAGAACAAGTAAGGAAGGACGCAGACTTATGTAGATCAGTAAAAGCACTAGCAGATAAAGAACCTGCTATAAACTTACTTGATGGCCTATCTGTATTGTCTCATCGTATAGGTGTTATCAAAGCTATGGTTAACGCACAAGTAGATGGTTACGTACAAGCTAATATAGCAGGTCTAACTAACACTCTTAGGTTTAAGCATGCCAAGCCTCTCGTTAACTTACCTGCTGTAGAT